TTCCTTTAAGCATCATTCCCATGATCGCCACTATCGCGCTTAACGCGATATTCCAAAGCATCATCTCCATTTAGCACTTCCACCTTTTTCTTGCCTGACGAATACGGCTGTTAGGGTCCGCCGCTGCTTTAGGAAATTTCTTCATCTGGCCCTCAGAACGCGCACAGTAAGACTTCCTGCGCGCCGCGCGCGCAGGAGAAGGATCATCTTCTGTTACAGCAGTTTTGAGTTTAGAACCAGGATTGGCGCGACGATAAGCAGCAACGCCCTTTTTCGTCATGCCTGCACCCTGCTTAGTCGGGCGAAAGTTGCCCGACTTCACAGAAGTCTTGATCCCCATGCCCTTGGAAGCCATAGCTGTCCTTAAACGGCAGCGCCACCGTAAAATATCAGCGTAACGCTTTCGACGTTAGCATCCGCTAAGTCAATAAAGACGCCGTCCTCGAACAGAATACCCATGTCCGGAATGATCAGATCATTAGCCCCGGCGGCAGCAGGAGTGTTAATGGTCACAAGAACTGGATCGGTATCAGCATCTCCATTCCTTAATTCAAAGGAAGAAGCCGTATCCGTGCAGGTGAAGTAAATACCAATAACACGGGTGCGACCAGCTATAGCCTGATCATTTGCGGTCTTTGTGACCGTACTTAGATTACTGGAACTCACGTTTCTTCCCCTTCCCTAGTGATGGGCACTGGATCCGATAACCCTAGATCCGATAATTTCAAGCCCTCTTCTTCCGGAAGATCAAGCCGTGCAAGCAGCGCATTCATCGTGTCTATCGCTGCTTGAGACGCAACGGCCACATCATGAGCATGGTCCCGTTGCGCCTGCATCTTCTTGATTTCCGCTAGAAGAAACTCTTTGGTGATCTGCATCTATTAGCTTAACGCTGTAGAGCAGAGCAGGTAGTACGTGTTGCCAGCAGAATCCTTGACCGCAATACCGTCGGTAACCGTCGGCGTGGTAGCAGCCTGGAACATCGCAGCAGGAGCGGTGAACAGTGTGCCAATCGTGCCTGTGCCAGAGTTCGTAAAGCGCAGGAACGAAGCATTGGTCCAAGTGCCACCAGAAGCAAAGTCCGAATCAACCTGGATCGCGGCAATCGTGCCACCCGGGTTGGTGGAAGAACCACCAAGGGTCACTCGAAGAGCATTACCAGCACCGGAGATCGTTCCGGATCCATTAATGGACAGAGAAATGTGAGCACCGTTTACCGTACCGCCAGTAGCGGCATTAGCACCGGTCACACGAGTAAGGAAACGAGCCGTTTCGCCAGATCCGGTGGAGGTGAACTCCAAACGCGAATAGTTTAGGCGAACGTCGCCAGTGGTATTGGATGCTGTAACGTAAGAAGAAGAGACGTTAGTAGCAGAGGAAACAGTGATGGGGCTGGAAGCTGTACCGCCAATAAAGCCGTTTTGCGACGCAACTGGGCCGGAGAAAGTAGTCAGAGCCATTGCTCATCCTTTCGTGTAGTAGCACATCCCCGTACCGTCTCTACTAAGTCTGCTAGGCCAGTCCGTACGGGTAAAAATCCTAGAACTTACAGCAATAATAAACAAAAAAGGGGGCGTTGTCGCCCCCTTTTTCGCACTTCTTAAGCGGCTCCAGGAGAGCCGAAAATGCCACGCGGATCCGAGAATCCAAAGCTGTAACGCTCACGAGCCTTGTAGCGCACGTTGCCGGTGTCGAAGTCGCCTTCAAAACCGGTCTTCATGTTTACACGCTGGAACATCTTCATGCCGTTCGGAGCATCCGTCAGAATGAAGAAGGCCTCGGGGTCAGTCAGATAATGATTGACACGATAGCCCTGGGGGATCATTCCCATGTTCTTGATCGCGTTGATGTCGTTGTCTGCCGTACCAACACGCAGAGTGGACTTCATGATGCGATCAGCCGTGAACTGAAGCTCTTTCGGGATGATCAGCTTGATGCCTTGAACAGCGATCTTCAGACCACGCTCATCGGTGAACGCGGAAATGTCGATCAAAGCCTGCTCAAGGGAGGTCTCGCTGAGGTCAGCCGGGGTGGAAAGCTCGTTCTTCAGAACCGGGCCAGACAGGGTCGGGTGGTCCAGAGCACACAAGGGCTTGCCGTCGCCACCGGTAGAGGTGGTAAAGGCACCGTTAAGGATCGCTGCAGCCTTGATCTGCTTGGTGTTAGCCATGGAACGGGCCAGAGCCTTGGTATAACGAGCAGCCAGAGAGGCGTACAGGTTATCTTCCACAGCTTCTTCCGTCAGGGAGAAGGCTAGAGCGATAGTCTCGTGCGTGTAACGAGCGGTATAGACTTCCTGCGCTTGGTCATAAGCAACACCAGCACCTTCAGTCTTCACCGGGGCAGAGTCAAAGCCAGAGAGCATGACTTCCTCTTCAAACGCGCGGTCAGAGGTCTCTACTGCATAGATCTCAGCATGCTCGTTCTCGTAGTTTTTGTACTCAAGGCCGAAAAGAGCATTAAGTCCAGGCTCAAGCTCTTGTACCAGTTGGGAACGTGAAATAGCCATTTGTCAGACTCCTTACGATGCAACGCCAGCCACGCCGGAACTACCGTAGCTATGGTTGTTGATTTTAACGACAAGCTTGGCATAAGCACCAAGCTCATTACCCGGCTCTGCAAAGAGGCCAACGATCTTCAGGGTGTTTCCTGCAGTCGTATCAGGCGCGCCCGTGGTGGTCATAGCAGACTGACCAGTGGTCACGCTACCAGAACCATACGTTACACCTACGTTCTCACCGATGTCGGCTTGAACGATAACTTGGCTATCAGCCTGGATCAGGAACAGTTGGCTGGGATCATCGATGATGTCGGCCTGAATGTCCGTTGTGAAGGCGGCATTGGCAATAAACTTGTTTGACCAAGTGGGCTTGCCGGTAACAGGGTCGTTGTAATAGCACCCGTTAAACACGCCTACGGCTGCTTGGGTAGCCCCAGACAGACGCTGAATGTAACCACCCACGAGACGTACCAAGTCGCCTTGGAAAATGTTCGTGCCGTAGTCTTCCTTAATCAAATACCCATACTGCTTTTGCGCTCCCGTGGCAGAGAGATTGCCTAGAGGGCGCATTCCGAACGGATTGTTGGAATTTGCCATTTTGAAAGTCCTTTAAAAGATTAAGAGTCGGCCTTAGGGCCACCAAAAGTCACCTTCGATTGCCGCACTGGCCTGTCAATACGCATGCTGTTGTGAGCATTCGTCTTCAGCAGGTCATTATCGGCTGCCGTAACTTGGTCTTGTGCCCTGCTGCGGTAATACGCATTGCGCTCCTCAGCAGTCTCTTCAGGGATACGAGCCAGAACCATGCCGCCAACAGAGATAATCCCTGCATAACGGCCATCTTCAACCGACGGAACGGGGAAATCAGGGTACTCATCCGAACGAACCAACTCATAACCTTCCCGGATTTTGCCGGAAATATTGATTCGATCTTCTTGACCACCTGCTTCCATCCGAAGCCAACGATGCTTGTATCCTGGAGGCGGCTCAGGCGCATCCAGACGTGACGGGGGAGCCCACGGTTTACGGCGCGCAGTCGTTTCGCGAGTGTCAGCAGCACGAGAAGCGCGTTTGATTTCAGGTATCTTACCGATAGTATCCATTTTTATTCCTTCACGTATTTGGCGTATTCCTCAAGAGGAACACCTAGTTTTTTGGCAATCGCTACCTGACTCGGCGTAAGCCGGACAGTGCGGCGCGCATTATTAACACCGGAAGACCGGTTAGCAGGTGCTACCGCCTGCGCGGGGCGCGGTGACCTGGATGACTGCGAGGATTGAAACTTTTGTGGAAAAGTCTGCCTAATCCTACGATTTAATTCATCATAATACTCGTCCGTAGCAGGGTCAATCCCTTCATTTTGGATGAGTTCCATGTGAATGCCTTGCGCGGCCATGGTCATCACCATGTCCTGACCATACCAAGTATTTTCCTCTGCCCACTGTTCGGCTTTTGGATCAAGCCTTGGTTTTGGCTTTTGTACCGGTTGCTGATATTGCGGTTGTTGCGGTTGGATGGGTTGTGGACGGGCTTGTTGAGCATAGGCGGCACGTTGAGACTCAGCCGCTTGAATCTGTTTCTGCTCTAAAGCAAGCGAGGCAAGACGCTCTTGCGCCTCCATCTCTGTCTCAATATCACCTTCTTCACGAGCTTTACGAATGATCTGTTTTAAAGCTACCGATTGGGTTTCAACACGGCTTTTTGCTTCACTTAAACGATCTGTGTCTGATTTAAACACCGTTTGTTGTGCGGCTTGAAGCTGTGCCTGCACATTCTTCGCATACTCCAGAGCCGCTTCTTCCCGGCGCTGCGTTTCACGCAACCGAGCCGTTAGCTTGTCAATCCGCTTCTTGACCTTCTCGCTGTAATTATCAAGCTCATCATCTTGTTGCGGTGCGGAGGCTGTCTCGACCGCAGGAGGTTCCGGCTGATCAAGAACCTTGCCTTCTCCCTCCTCATTTAACTCCACTTCGGCAGGATTTTCGTCCTCTCCGATTTTAAATTCCATCTGTTCGCCGCTCATATTCACCCCTTACATGTGAAGGATGTCTTCAGGGTCGTTTAACCGACCGATGATTTCATCGTCATTCAAAATACGGATCTCGCCGCCATCAATGGAAATCCTTGACCCGGCATACCGGCCAAAGATCACCCAATCCCCCTCCGCGCACCAAGGCCCGGTGGGAAACTTTGATTCGTCCTTGTAAGCAAGCTCACCCACTTTGAGCACATAGCCACAGACCGTTGCCAGTTGTGTGCGCTTCTGGGTTTCCTCTGCCAGGACAATTCCTCCCTTGGTTTTCTCCGCCCCACGGTACGGCAGGATCGCAATGCGCCAGCCAGTCGGTGTGGGAATACGGTCTTTGACAGACGCTTCCAAAGACGAAGGATCAAAACGACCTTCATCGCTGTACGCATCATCCAAGGTTGGCCCCTTCTCTTCGCGCTCTTTCTGCCACTTCTGCTCCAGAGGCGTAAGGGGTGTGACGGTTGCTGTTTCCAAGTGGTGTTCTCCTTTCAGGGTTATAAATCTTCCGTGACTCGATCTGCCAATCGCTTGGCAGTCTCTTCAGCAAGCCGTAACCCTTCAAGACGACCCATCATGAAACGATAGCGTTCCATATCTGTAATGGTGCCGTTGAGCACAATAGCCTCAGAGTCTGCGCGCATCTGCCGCAACTCTTTCAGTAGTGCTTCAATATACTCAAGCATGGTCTATCCATGTAAAGCAGACAGTTAAAAGCCACCGTCTGAAGGGCTTAGTAAATCTTTACTGGCCTATTGCCATCCTTCTTCTTCACAACCATCGACGGGCCAGGAACACCTTTGGGCCGACTGCCTGCTTTCATCTTGGCAGGCTTCCGAGCCTTAGACAGGGCTATCGCTGTTGCCTGCTTAATAGCCTTTGCCTTGGAATCCGGAGTGCTCGTACCTATCTTTCCCGTCTTTCCATAGGATCGTACCATCTCTGAGATGTTTGCACTTACTACTTTAGGACTTTTGCCGGGTTTGAGTGGCATTTTGTCTCGCCTCCATACGTGAAAGGTTCTGCTGACGATCAACCTGATCCAGACGCTGCTTCGCCATGTCGGCGCGCAGCATTGCAATATTTTCCTGCGACTGGATCCGCGCCTGATTCGCCGCCATAACGTCCTGGGCCTTCTTCTGCTCCAGGGACAAGCGCTGTTGCTCGATCTGGTTGTCCATCTGGTCATTGGCCGCGCGCATCTGAAGCTCTTGCTGCTTCAACGCCACCACAGGATCCTGCGGAGAGCCATCTTCACCCGAGAGTTGCTGCTGCATGTTCTTCATCTCTTGCATGAACTCCACAACCTTCAGCGCGATCATGCCTTCCTTCTGGATTGCCGAGACCATGCGATCAGGATCCACGCCATAGTTGCGGAAGATGTCGGCCTCAACAACTTCTTCAGCCTTAATCCGAACATGCTCAAGAATGTGTTGCTGCAGCAACTGCGCGGCCAACACATTGGCCTCCATCATCGGGCTCAAGCCCATGATCAGGTGCGCGGCAATGTGCGCGTCATGCTGCTGACCAGCAAAAGCCTTTAGCTCCATGCCATTGAGCACCTTGGAGTTCTCCGTTGCCGGGTCCACAGGCATCTGGTTGCTCTGCGGCTTGAGAATCCCGTCAATGTCCCGCACATTCAGCGCCGCATACACGCGATAGAACGCCTCATAGACGTTGTGCATCTGCGGAGCGCTCTGAGCCAATTGCAACTGCGTCTGCGCCAGCGTTATACGCTGCGCTGTCGAAAAGATGTTGGGATCTGCCACCGGCAAGACCGCAACCATCTTGTCAAAGTCCTTCTTCTTGACCTTGCGACTCGCCCCAGGCACGTCATACGGGTACTCATCAGGCAGATACTCGCCAAAGCCCTTCGCCAGCATCTTAAATTCAATGCTCTGCGCGTAATGCAACCGTTTGTGGATTGCAGACATCACCATCGACCCACGCTCAAGCAACGCCAGCGTCGTTCCGACCTGCGCCATCTGATTCGCGTCGCCAACCTGCATGTCCGAGATGCTGGCAAGCCGTCTTCCCGCATCCACCACGAACCCAAGCAGCGCAAACAGCGTCTGCGAAGGCTCTTTGTACGGCAGCGGCATCAACGAAGCCGAAAGTTCCGCTCCGCCAGCGTCAATATCACGCCATTCACCCGGCTGAATCGGATTGTCATCGTCCGCGATCCGCGCGCCACGTGCTTTGAACCCCGCAGGCAAGTTCGAGAGCGTTCCAGCATCCAAAAGTTGCCGCAATGCCGCCGTTGCCGTCTTCGAAAGCCCACCAATCAAGTGAACAAAGCCCAAGCCATACGCCCCAGGGCCTTCCACAAGCACGTAATGCACAAAATACTCGATCCGGCGCTTCAGTTCGTCTTCTTTTTCCCAATTCCGACGAACTCCGACAACTTGACCGCTTGTTTCATCAATGGTTACGACGTAAGGAAGCTTAATTCCCGTCGGTTCGCCATCTTCACCCTTGTCCTCAAAGCCTAAAATGTCCAAATTGACGTGGAACTCAAGCAAAAAGACCTCTTCTGCCTGTCCCGTGGGCTGAACACCAAGGATTTTGTCCGTGTTCATGCGGATCTGAGACGGATTTGTGTCTTGATCCTCTTCCACAACATCAATGTCGCTGTATTCCCCCGCTACCACACGCTTTTTGAACTCGTTGGCATCCATCGCAATACGGTGCGTGATCCGCGAACATTGCGACATGACGCTCGAACCGGTGTACGGGATGTATAAATCGTCCGCCAACACCAGTTTTGAGACCATCCGGCCCAACTGACCATCAAAATACACCTTCTTAAACGCCGAACCACCGTATCCAAGGTAGAACAACGCCTGATCCATCTCCGGTGTGAACTCTTCCATCACCGTTGTGATCTGGTAATTCATAAAATCTTGCACACGCGCGGCTTGCTGCGCCTTGTCCAAGGTCTCTTTTCCAAGGATCTGCGTCCGTACCGGGCCTCCAGCAGGCATAAGCTCCTTGAATGCCTGCGCCTGGAACTGCACAATCGACTCGGTCAACATCGGATGCACCGCACCCGCCGCTCCACGGAAGGGTTTCGTGCGCTCTTCGACCTTCAGACCCAGCAGATCCAGCCCTTTGGCATACATCTGCTCCCACTGCTCACGGCTGGACTTGTCCGCCTCGAACATGTCCAAGAGTTCCAGCGAGATTCCAGACAACTCTCCCTTGTCAATCACATCAACAAGGTTGTCGTAGAAGTCCACGTCGTCTGCTTTGTCATCGATTTCAATCGTCGCCCCGCCATCCGGCTCAAGCACGATCTCCACATCAGGCATCACCCCCATCTCCATAACCTCAATCTCGATGGTCGGTGCAGGATTCACCACTTTATCTATAGGCATAGTGCCGTTTCCTCTTGTTTCAATTCAGCGTTCAGGATAAGACTTTTTTGATAAAGTCCTCGGTCTTAACCTCTCCGCCCTTTTTAAAGGGTATCCCCTGGGATAACACTTGTCCTGCACCATACCTGTCCCAAACAATAGCAGGGTGCATGTATTCTTTCCCATCTTTGTCTTTCAACGTGACAGAACGGTACTCGAACCCTGGCCCAAGATCCTTGACCACTTGTTTAAGATTATTTGGAAGCTTCTCATACAACTGCGCTTGCGCGGATTCTGCACCGGGGAAAGCCACAAAGTTCTTGCCCATTTGAATTGCAGCAGCAATTACATTTTTCGCCATCAGTTGCTGAATCACTTGCGGGGATTCCTCCATCCCTGGGAAAGACTCCTTGATCTTATAGTCTCCCTCTCCAATCCGCTTGATGTACTTGTTCATCTGCGATTGAACCTGATCCCTTGTCTTGCCAAGCTCTGCAATCTTTTTCTTTTGTTCTTCGGTTGGGTTTTTGTCGTAAATGTCCCGTTCTTTCGCCGTTTGTTCAATTAAGTCCTGTAACCTTTGCCCAAGCTCCGAGGCTTTCTGAACGTCCTTTGTAGGACTCCCACCCAATGGCCCACGCTTACGAATGTCATCCAGCCTGTCTGACTGGAGTTCGTTAACGTAGATCCCGTCCACTTTTCCTAAGTCAGGTATGTCTGTTGTGTGTTCACTGTAACGACTAAACGCTATTTCATTAGGTACTCCGCCTAATGACTTATGCTGCCCTCCATACTCAAACTGGGCTGTAGGCGATTTAGGGCTCGTGTAAATTTTTTCTAGATTGTCTCGCAAGCCAGTCATGCTTTGCCTAAACGCTTCATTTATTGCGTTTACGCGGGGGGTAAAAGCGTCTCTGATATTTGAGGTAGCTTTTGCTCTGGTAGAAGGGCCCAAACTCAGTAGCGCCTGTATGTCATCATTAAGCTGAACCTTAGCCCCTGGAAAAAGATCATCCAGCTTATCCGCTCCGGCTTGAATTGATGCTCTAATAACAGCTTCTTGGTTAAAAGACCCCGTCGTAGCCCTTTGCTCGTCTTTAAGCGCTTTGTAAGTAGGACTTAAGGTTGGGTAGCTGATTGAGTCCAAAGCATCTGATATCTCTTCATAAAGTTTTGCTGAAGACTGAGCGTAGTCTAGTAACCTATTCACCTCTGGTGCTTTTTCTGGTTGATTAAGGTCAACCAAAAACTCATTTACGTTATCTTTATAGTTTTTAAACGCATCTGGATCAGACAGGTCAGAATTAACCCCTGAGTAGGTCTTCATTTTTAAGGCCTGATACATATCACGAGCCCGACCAATGTTGGCCTCAGTTGCTGGATTAACTAACTGTCGTAGATGAATGACCCCTACAGGAAGTCCTTCATAAATATTGTCCATGCCAGAGTAAAACTGGTCCGGCTTGTTGGGATCAGGCTTTGTAATTGACGTGCCATATCTTGCCGGATCAAAGTCCGCCTTTATCCTGTTCAACAAGTCAAACGGAGAGATCTTCGCATTGTCAGGAAGATCCTCTAGCGCCTGCTTGGCCCTGCCAATCTCATAGTCCCTGAACTTGCCTTTAAGCTGGTTCAAGAACTGCTGCTTCTGCACCGGGCCAGGAAGCTCCGCCACCATCTTATCTAACCTGCCAACAAAGGGGGAGTTGTAGGAAGGGATGTTCGAAAACAAACTACTTTCCTTCCCCGGCAACTTCACCGACCCAGCAGGAGCCGTCTCGGCTAACTCATAGGATCGAAGTAAAGCATTCGCGGACCCTGGTCCAGGAGCCGGGGCCGTCAAAAACTGAGGCATCGGAGGAATCTTCGCCTCCTGCGCTACACCCTCCAAAAACTCCAACGTCTTCTTCGCCGTCTCCGTCTTGGGCACACCCGTGATCCGCTGCATCATCTTCCCCGCCTCAGACCCCGCCTGCTGCACACCCTCTGGCGTACCAAACTTGTCACTCGTAATCCCTTGATACAACCCATACGCAGGCCCCACCACCGCACCCGCCATCCCACGAATACCTAAATTCAAGAAATCAAGCGGCACGTCCACCGCCTCACGGATCTCTCTCGGAACCAAACCACGCTGCGGCGTCCTGTCCGACATCGGCGTCCCGGTCATCATCTCTTGAATAAACTCATCATCCGTGACTTCGCCACCCTCTTTGAACTGCTTGCCCGTAATCGCGGACACCGTCCCGTCAGTATCAAAGATGGCAAAATTGTCCGTGCTCAAGGGCTTTCCACCCGGCAAGAACTGCGCGCCCCTAAAGCCCAACAAACGCACCGCCTCACCCTGCTTCTCCTTGGGCAACGTGCGAATACCCTGATACAACTCCTCGCCAGTGACCGTCGGACCCTCAGGCACAGAAGTCTTGTTGGCAAACTTCTTCAACTTCATCGCCAACTCAGCCGGATACGTTTCTTCCATAAACAAAATACTCTGCTTAGGAATGTCCAACGGATACACCGCCATTCCCGTCGGCTGAATAAGCTTTGACTTTAACCGGTCCATCGCACTCTGCGAAGCCACCTCAGGCGAGGTCGAAGCATACAAAGCTCGACCCATGTCCGCCTTTGGATCAGCCTTAACCACATCAAACCGACCCTTGATCGGATCCCCAAAGCCTGAGTACATCCGCATCATCTCCTGCGCGGCTTGTGCCCCTTGGGCCGGGTTCCGTGATTTAACCGCCTGCAACACGGCCCTTGCCGTTGAAGCCTCGTTCGGCGCAGCACCCTCAAAGTCCAAAGCAGCCTGCCTACTCGCCAAGAACTCATCCATCGTCATGGCCTTGGCTTCCCTGGGTTGCATCGCCAACGAAGCCGCTGATCCCGCCCTGCCAAGAAACGCCGCTACATCCGCCGGACTTATCCCGTACTCCGTCAGCTTTTCACCAATATCGAACGTGGACTTGTCAGATAAAGGAGTGCCCACGGTCATCTGCTCGGCAATATCAACCTCACCACCTTCCGCATACCGCGCATTCAATACCTTGAAAAGATCCTTGGCCGACGGTTTACGCATTACATAATCCCCCGCTTAAAGTACTGCGCGACCTCCGGAGCAATCCCCATCTCAAAGGCCTTCTCTAATCCCGTCGCACGATACCCGGCCAGCTTTTGCGCGCGCGCCTGATACTCCTGCAACTGCTCAGGCGTCATCTCCGGCTCCTTCGGACGCTCCGGTGCCTGCTGCGTAAAATCAAAAGTCGGCGCAGCTTCATTAAACGTAAACGTCGGCTGCTGAAGACTAAACACCGGCGCTTGTTGCGTGAACGTCGGAGCCTGTTCACCAAAAGGCTTAATGTCCAACACAGGAGCCTGAATATTAAACGTCGGTGCCGCAGGCGCTCTTTGTGCGACCGTGTTCAAATTGTTTATCAAAGAGTTGTACTGATCAAAAGAGAACCCGGCCTTCTGCAAGTTGGCTTGGTACTTCTCCATCGACTCCGCCGCTCTGTTAATGTCCGGGATAACTACCTCCGCTTGACTCCTTAACCCAGCAGCTAACTGATCATAACTCTCAGGCGTCCTACCAAACTGCCCTTCATACATCATCCACCAAGGATCTTCCCTCATCCGCTGGGCACGAGACGCATAGTCATTAGCTCGGCTCATGTTCCTCGAATAGATGGTGTTGTACACGTAGTTGTAGTAATCATTCTCAGCTAAATAACCACTAAGATCATTGGCGTAAGGACGCGTGTACGAGTCTAACTGGCTCTGAGCCTGCGCTATCACAGGCTCATACGCACTGTACCGCTTCTCATAGTCACCATACTGCTTTAAATAATCCTCGTACTGGCGCTGGTAATCAGCATACTGCTGCTCATACGCCTGCTGCGCCGCCAACGCCTGCTGGTCATAAGCCAACGCTTTGCTTTGGTAGTCCTTCACTTGCTGCTCATACTGTGCAAGAGCCGCGTTATACGGATCCACCTGCTGCGTCTGGAAAAGCTGAACCTGCCTGTTGTAGTCCTCTAAAGCCTTGTTGTACCTGTCCGTCTCAGTGTTGTACCGAGTCTCATAGTCCTTGGCACGAAGGTTGTACGCCGCAGTCGCCGCGTTGTACTGATCCTCATAATCCTTCAACGACTGGTTGTACTGATTCACCAACTCGTTGTACGTGTCGTAATACTTCGACGTTTCCTCAATCTTCTTCTGCTCCGAGGGCAAAATCCGATTGAGCACGGATCCTGCCAAACCACCCTCCTGGAACTTCGGCAAACGATCAAAGTCCCGCTTCGAGACAGATCGCTTATCCATAGGTGGCCGCTTGTTGAGCATCAGTAATACTCCAGTACCTTCGCTTCATCCTTGGCCTCATCCACTTCATCCGAGCCCAACGATATAAAATTTCCCGCCCGAAACCGCATCAACGCCTGCGTCGTCGAGTCCACTAAGTCATCGTTATCCCCATTGGGAAACGCCGCACACTCCTCAACCAACTCATCCGCCCACTCAGTCTCCGGCACCCACACCATCCCCGACTCCAAAAGTGGCGCAATCGAGTTCGCCCTGGATATCTTGTCCTGGCCCGCGCGCCGCCCTCCAGGCGAGTACATTGTCACCGGAATCCCCATCCGCCGCAACTCCTGTTGCAACGTAATTCCAGTCGCCTTCGCCTCAATCAAAACATTGTCCGGCTTCCAATACACATACTCATCCTTCGCCACACGCTTTAACTCCGGAAAGTCCCACCGACCCTTCAACACATTCAAAAGAATAATGTTCGGCCCCGAGTCCGCATCCGGATAAAACACACCCCACGTCGTAATCGCCGAATAGTCAGAAGTCTCCTTCTTACTGTACGCCGTGTCATAACTCTGAATGACGTACTCCACATCCGGCGGATCCATGTGCGGCCAAACCTTCCACCACTGCCGCTTGAGAATCGCCCCCTCGTCATTGGTCGGCTGCTGCTGCCACTGAGCATTCCACTTTGACAACCCAATACTCATCTTGACAGCCTCTAACTCCTCCAACTTCCAATACTCAGGCCAAAGAGGCTTGTTAGACGGGAGGATCGCCGGGAACTCCAAAACCTCCCACTTGTCGGCTTTGAGTGCTCCTTGTTGCTTGAGCAACCTCCCAGACAGATCGTCCGTCTTCCACCGCGTATTAATCACAATAATCGACCCGTTCGGCTGCAAACGCTGACGAGGCCCCGACGTGTACCAGTTCCAGGTGTTCTCCATCGCAGTCATGGACATCGCATCCTGCTCATCCAAGATGTCATCCAAAATCACAATGTCACCACCACGGCCCGTCATCGCACCACCCTTACCAATGAAAAAGGCCTCCCCACCACGGTTCGTGTCCCACCGCCCCGCAGCCTTCGAGTCCGCCGATAACTGGAACTCGGGAAACAACTCCTTGTACGAGTCTTCCGCTACAAGATTCCGGATCATCCGGCCAAAGCGCTGCGCCAGTTCCGCCGTGTGAGATCCGACAATGAGCTTTGACTGAGGCCTCTTGCCCATCAGGTACGCCGGAAACAAGTAGCTCCCCATCTGCGACTTCCCATGCCGGGGCGGCATCGCAATCATCAGACGCTTGCACTCGCCCGACACAACACGATCTAGCGCGGCAGCGATCTTCACATGGTGTGCCCCAACAATCATCTCGGGCCAGACGTACCGACAGAAAGACAAAAAGCTTTCCGTCGCTTTCTCCCTGGCAGCAATCTGGGCTAATCGAAGTTCAAGGCGAAGACGCTCTGCTTCTACGTCTGGGGGCGTGGCGGATGGGTTAGTTGGATCTGACATGAGGTCAAGGTAACAGAGAACTTTTTCCGTTTCAAATTTTTATAAAAATACCGGCCACTTTGATTTTGCAAAGTGACGGGGGTGTTTCACGTGAAACATGTTAGTGACTACTAACCAATTCACTTTTGGCTGGTAAATATTTGTCAGAAATCGGGCTAAAGCCTTCGCGCCTTCGGCGCGCGGCTCGCGCGGCGCGCGACGCGGCCCATGGCCCACGCGCGGCGGGAATCGGCGGCGGCACTCCGCCCCCGGGGCGGGGGCCGTGAGGCATGCGACGCGGTCGAGGGGCCGGGGTCCACGGCCACGGGGGCACGGACCACGCACACGGACCACGCACACGGACCGAGGCACACGGACCACGCACGGCGGCCCGAGCTCGAGGGCCCGAGCTCGAGGGCTCGAGCTCGACGGGGCGGCGGCCACGGTCGAGGGGGCACGGGACACGGTCCACGGGACACGGTCCACGGTCCACGATACGCGGGGAGAGGGGGAGGGATAACGGGCCGGGGGCCGAGGGGCCTAGTTTGCGGGGCATTGGCGGCCACGGTGGCGTGGGTGAACACCGGGGCATGTAACCCGCGACGGGCGGGGCTATAGGCCGGGAAACGGGGGCGCGCGGGGGCGGGTTAAACCGGGGGCGGGAAACGGCCAAAAAAAACCCCGCGCGGGGCGGGGCTATAACGGGGCCGGGGCGGCCTAGTCGACTAGGTCGAGGATTTTCCCGGCCTCGGTCTCTAATTCGACGCGGTCGGCGGTCCAAGGGATCGATTTCGCATAGGCGGTCGCGCCCGTGACCGCATCCCAAAGGGTCTCGATCGGGCGGCCCTCCTCCTCAACATGTGCCGCATTGATTCGTTGCGCTACGCGGGGGCCGAAACGATTCGCCAAAAATGCGTCGACCTTATCAATTTTCGACTCGCGCGCGCCCTTCAAAACATTGTTGAGGTTCGCCGCGCTCGACTGAGAATAGGCCAAGAGGGCGGGGGTTACCTCTTCGATAAACCTATCCGGGGCCGCCGCCGTATGCCTGATGCTGATTTCCTCTAATTCGTGCGCGCCCCACACGATCCGATTCGCGCAGACATAATCAAAAAGAAAAGTCTTAACCCGCAAGGCCCCCGCGCCGACTTGCGAATTCGTGACGAAAAACCCGCGCGCGAGTGTGCCCGTTTGACCCTCGCGACGATTCGGGATTTCGACGCGATTATTTTCGTCGGCCAAGAAAACGAACATGTCACGATCCCCGGCGTATAGCGTCGTGTTTTCGCGCGTGATTTCGACCGCGCGGCCATACTCCCCCGGCACCCGAAAATCACCCGTTCGCCCGTCGCCGAATCGATCAATGAGGGCGCGAATTACCTCGGAATTCCAGATGCGGCCATACCTCGGGCCGGTCATGGCCTTAATTTGGTCCGAACCATTGCGGGAAAGTAAAACCCCGATTTCCTGCGCGTCGCGCTCGACTTGAAAACCATAATTAAGACAATCGGCGGCGAGCGGGGCGGGGAGGCCGCGCAAGTATGACGCCGGGGCCCCGGTGAGGTTCGCCGCTTGACCAAATGCCCAATGAGTCGGCGCGTAGGCGTGGCCGTTCGGCCCCTCGATCACGATCCCCGCATTATCTTCGGTCGGTACGGCGCGAAGGCGGCGCGACGAAACGACAGCGGCGCGACTTATTGCGCGCTCGGCCTCGGCGGCGGCCAACATTTCAGGCAATGAAAGAAACCGCTCTTCGGCGGGGCGCGTAGCCCATTGGTGGGAGGCTTGCATAAGTGTCGACATGGTTTTAAACCTTTCTAGAGTATGACCCCCCGGCCAATCCGGGGAGCATGTTGCAATTTTAAAGTGAAACGCGGGAAAAAATCAACCGGGGATTTTTAACGCATCGCGCAAGGCGGCCGCGACGGCGTCGGCGGCCTCGGGCTCGGCGTCGGGATCCTCCAATAATTCGAGGGCGGCCCGGGCGGCGGTCTCTAATTTTTCGCAACGGTCGCGCAAGTACCCCGTGCGCCGGACAAAATAAGCGGCGGAGGGTTCGGCCAATTCTTCAATATTCATTTTCCGGCCCCTTTCCCTATGTCCCCCGCGACATGGTGGCGAACCATTGAACCCGGCGGAAGAGACCGCGCGAATTCCAAAAGGGCCGCCGCATCATTGGCCGCGCCATTTTTACGGGTGCCGTGCCATTGAATCGCGACATGTCCCGCCGCCGCATAGCATCCCCCGGCCTCGGCCATTCCGACTTTATTTTTCCCGGCCCCATGCGCGACGAACACGATCACATAATCGCGCTCAGGCCGCGCACATAACGGGCGGCCATTCCCGCATTGCATGCATGTAAACCCTTCGGACTTTTCGGCGGGGCATTGCACGAATTTAACCCCCTTATATTCCACGCCCCCGGCCCATTCGGTACCCGCCGGCGCGGCCACTACGGCGGGGCGGCCAATAGACCACGCGGCCACGGCCGAATCCATGTCGTCGCACGATGCATTAATAACCGTTTCCCCCGGCCCCGCGACGGGTAACGACGCGGCGGGAAAATGCGAGTATGTCCACGCGAGGCCGTTGCGGGGCACGGCGGCCCGAAGGGCCGCGAGATACTCCGCGTCGATTTCGTCGGCCCCCGTCGAGGGCATGGGGTGCAATTGACACGACTTCGGGCAAGTGTCGTATGTACCCCGCGCCCCGGCCCTATAGGTAACGGCGATAGGCCCCGTTTTTGAATTCGCGCTTATTTTTACAGTTTTGAGCATTTTTGAACCTTTCTAAAGTATTGAAAAAAACCAGCCCTTCCTAATGATATGTAAAAGAATCGTGCCACACAATTTAGAGGGGATTATAAACCCTTGTTTTTATTGAAAACGCGGGGTTATTAGAGAAAACCCCTAGAGTCATCTAGGGGCCCTCTCCGGGTTTATGCTTAAGTTAGTGAGCACTATTGGCACGGTTTATGATTATTTTCTTTTGTCGCGCCCGAATACGGCGTGAAAAAAGGCCATTGATATAAGGCGGCGAATCATACCGAACCATTCCCCCCGCTGTCGTTCATCTTTTCGCTTTTTGATTTCCTCAGGTGTAAGGCGGGGCATGTCAAAACCCCACATTCAGCAAAATAAGCCCCGCGCATATGCCGAGCACGAAAAAATAAAATAACGCGATCATCTGACCCATAAAAAGCCCCTTTCTAAAGTATCCCGACACCGTGTCGGTACTGACTACGATACACGCACCCGAAAAAAGTTTCAAATGGCCTCAAGAATTCGGAAGCGGAGCATGTTCCATTCCATGGCCGCGAGGTTCCAACGGTCAAGCGGCGGCGTCTCGACGCCCACCATTGCAAGGGATTCGACCTGCGCGCCCGAGTACAAAAGAATCTCTGCATTGCGCGATGAGGTAGTCCCCGGCGGGTGATATTGCACCAAAACAAAGGTCGGACACTTTAAAGTCGAATGCTTCAAATGGAAGGCGATCTGATGCGGCGAGAGGTTGATCTTCTTGCCCCGCTTCACGACTTTAAGCTCGACCATCACGAACACGCCTGGAAGCGGCCCCAAGGCGATCAGGCAGTCGGGAATACCTAACCCTACCCGCGACTCTAAGCGGGTTATGTAGGCCTTCGGGAGGTTCTCCTTAAGCCTTGCATACAGGGCGGCCTCAGGCGCTTGACTCATCCTCTCCCCCTTCGCGCGTATCGATTACATCCTGCGGGATTTCAAAATCGGGCTCGACCTCAGGCGTAATGTCTTTTGCCTCGACCTCGAGAATGGCCTGCGGGGGCGGCCCACCGTATAGCCGTTTGATTTCCTCGAGTTTCTTCTCGACCTCTTCCTTGCTCATCTGGTCAATAGTCCCGTGCCTGATTTCTTTGCGCTCAATGTAGATTGTGCCCAGGGCCTGCCCCCGTCGGTACTCGGCCTGCACCGCCGCACCATACGCCCCGGCAGACAAGGCGGCGTCGCGTATCGTCTGCAAGTCCCGCATGTGCCGCTCGAAAGTCGTTCCATACTTCGCGGCCAATTCCGCTCTGTACTCTTGAATCGCGGCCACGACATGCGGATTCAGGTCAGGGTTGGTCAGACGCCATGCCATGGCCTTCGCCGATTGCGGCGAGTACCCCGCGCGCAACGCGCATTCCTTCATGGTCACCGTGCCATCACCCGCGACCAGTTCCTGCACGAAAGTCCATTCCCTCTGCGTCAACTTCTTCTTTTGCTTCTTCATTGGGGCCACGGCGGTCGTAATCCTCTTTTGCAGTTTGTCAGGCAATATTGGTGGGACATGCCACACATCTTTGTAAGTCATTGATTCTTCTCCTTATTGAATCCTGCGGCAGACCCAGACCCCATCGGCCTCCTGGTGCACATAAAACCGCCTGCCCACGCCTTGCCTCTTGTAAAACGACCGTAATGCGGCCCGTGCGGCCTGAGCTTCTCCCGCAGAAAAGATCAGGCAGTAATCCCCCAGGATCATGGCCTTGAAAGGCCATTTATAGCGGTCTCTCGTCGCGCTATAGCGCACATGATGCTGTCGCGGACGGATCCCCGGGAGGTATTGCACCGATTCCAAGTCCAAGGGAACTTCTTTTCTAGCCTGTTCGTTCATTTCTTCGCTTCTCCACGCCGTTTTTTCCAACCTAGTTCCCACTATACCGAGAACTTTTCCAATCGTCCAACCCTGCTCAATTTCCAACTCCTCTTAAGGAGAACTTCTACTAAAAAAAAAAAAAAAATTTCCAAAAGCCGCCGTTCCGCTCCCCTAGTAAACCTTGTAGTTACCGTAATGGAGAACTTATTCATACATCTCTCTTTCACTAACGTAATGTTACTGTAATGGCTGTAACCCTTACTGGATAAGGCTTACAGGAAAGTCGACACTAAAAGAGAACTTATTACTCATAAAAAAAATATTTTTTTTTCACACTAGAAGTTCCCCTTATAGAGACGTAAGAAACGCCCAAAAAGAGAACTTTCATTACGTCTCTCACTGCCCTTACACCCTTTTATTACGTCTCTTCCCGCCGATTTCGGCCCCTCATTACGCCCCACCCCCTCCCCCCAAAGAGACGTAATGGTTTTTGCCCTTCTTGGACCTTGATCCTTGATCCGCGTATCGTCCTCCTCGCCTCTTTCTCCTCCCTCCGTGCCCCTTTATCCCTCCTCCTCCCTCAACCCCTCACGCAAGCCCCCCCCTGACACTCTCCTTGCCTCTCATACCCTCTTCCTGGTACTACCCTAGCCACTAACCCCCAAAACCGCTCCTAGAGCCTCCTACACCCCTTATTTGACATTACGTCAAATCTGTGATACACTCTAGTTGTCAGTTGAAATTTAACTGACTTGTTCTTTACCAATCAGAAAGGAGAAAGCAAATGAGTCGACCCATTCTTCGGGCCGCTTTGGCTATTGACGAGTTGTCCCAGACTCTAGAAAACGTCTGTGCTGATACCCATCGCAAGGTGGAGGATTTGCCTGACGAGGAGATCGTGGGCGAGGCCGAGTATGTATTGTCCTGTTTTCATGAGGCGGGGCACATCAACCATGAGGCCTTGTTTGGTGAGCCAGACGGCCCTTACGACCGCAAGTGGGCCTTGGGCGAGGTCAGGAAGTTAAAGGCCTTGATCCGTAAGTATCGAACCAAGGACTCTGTTTACACGAAGTACATTGTTGGGCTGGTGTAAGTGAGAGCCGGGGCGCAATGCCCCGGCGGTCTTTCTCTTTTTTGGTAGCGCGGGACGGATTCGAACCGCCGATCTCTAGACTATGAACCTAGCGAGATGCCTCTTCTCCACCGCGCGGCGGATTTCTTGCATGGGGCGGAGGGCCGTGGGCCGTGACATTTGCACCTTGCGAAAGGGATACGGGCTATTTAAGGTCGCCTCGCCGACCCACGACTCAGGCCCTCCTGGTGGTCATTGTAGGCCTTCCATTGTTGGAGAGGGGTGGGATAGGGCCTTGATTAGTGTTTCTTTGTCCGTGATGCCTAAGAATTCAATCTCTTGCATTTCGCCTTCTATGTCTATGGCGGGGCCGAAGAAGAGGTGGTCGACGCCTCCGACGCGGATGCGGATCACGTGAACTCGGGCGTGTGGGTCATGAATCTTCGAACTCGATGACGTTGTCGTTGGGCTCGGCGGGTTCGGTAAGGGCGTTTTGGAAGTCTTCAATGGTCATCTCCAGGGTCTTGAAGCGGTAGTCGCAGGCGAGGCATTTGCGTAGGCGGTAATTCCATTTCTCATAGTCCTTGTACTTTCTTGTTTCGAGCACTTCTGTCTTTGGTGTATCGCATTCAGGGCAGTTCATTCACAGGATCCTAAATTTCGGTCGTTTTTCCTTGGTCACCTGCTCGAAGGTGTGTTCCTCTGGCACGAGGGTGAACTTACAGATGTGAGGCATTTGGGACGGTTCAGTGTTTGGGTTAGTGTTCAGTCGGACGTAGGCGATTGCGTCGGCGCGGCTGTAAAAGAGAGGCGGCATTTTGAGATGTCTGCCTCTGATCTTTCCTTTGTTCGAGGTTATGGCCCAGCATTGAAAAAGATTATTTTGGGGCAGATTGTGCGTCTGCCCAGACTGTGATTCGAGTTGCAGCGCGGACACAATCCCGGGTGAGGACTTCAATTTCATCAATTTGCTCCTTGGTCAATGTTGCGTTAGCACATAACTCCTGTAAACGACGGGCGTTGCGGCCCAGGATCACGGCGTGAAAGGCGGGGTCAATCTCGTGTTTCGTTTCAATCTTTGGTGTCATTTAGTTACTCCGGGCTGGCGTTCGGTCCATAGTTCAAGACAAACGGCGTCGAGCTCCATGGAAGGTGGGTTAATGCGAAGGGCGTCTTTAAGGCCCATGTTATAGGCCTTCACAATATCCTGAGGGATAAGACCGGGCGGGTAAGCCCCTTGGTCCGTGGAGAGTTTACCGATCACCAAAAAGATGAGTGCCGTGGTCAGTGTTCCGAGAAGAAAGCCGCTCCAGTAAGAGCCGTTTTGGATTTTGTTTTCTAGGGTTGTGTGCATGTGTTTTTCTCCATGATGCGGATTTCGAGTTCGATAGCCATGGCCCGTGGGTCGTGACTAAATTCCTTTAGTACTTGGGCGAATTCTTCGTCGGTGAGGTGAGTCCATTCACGCTTTATGGTTCCAGGGTTGTCTTTAGGTGCAAAGATTTTTTTCCCGTCTGAAAATTCATCCATTGTTCTTCTCCTTCAGCTTTGCTTCGATCTGATCAAACAGTTTGCGGGTGTAGCCCTTAACGGGGGTCTCGCCCCACGGGCCGATGATCTCTTTGATCTCCTCGTCGGTCAGGCCAACCCATTGTTTGGCGTTCTCTCGTTCACACCCAGACCTCTTACAAAGACCACCGCAACTCGGGCATTGTCTATCCATTGTTCTTTTCCTTTAGTTTGGCTTCGATAGCTCGGGCAAACTTCGCAATGTCTTTAGCCAGTGTCGGCTCCTCTGCTGGATGGAAAGGCCAAAGTTGCTGATACTCCAACCAAACTGCCTCATCCGTCAGCCCAACCCATTCACGTTTTTCTGCCCTGCGTTTTTGAATCATCAAGTTTCCGATCTGAAGCATCAGGTCATCAACCACGCACAACAGACACTTACCTTCAAAGTCTTCGTAGCCATGCGAATGGTCTTTATGGCACACGACAGTTATTTTGCTCATGTGTTCTTCTCTCTCAGTTTGGTTTCCCAACATTCAGGGGCTGGCCCGTCATGCCAGATAATCTCAGTACCGTACTCTGGGTGCCCATGGATATTTAAGCAGTCTTCAATGTTCGCCCATACCGAATGCGAAGTGCATGCAGTAAGCCATCGTAAAGTCACGGTGCCGTCAGTCCAGATCACACCTTCAAATTGTGGTTCATCATCGGGATTCTTTTGATAGTGGTTGTGTGTGTCACGTTGGCTTATGGCCCTTCGATATGCAGTAAATCTTTTCATGTGTTCTTCTCCTTTAGTTTGGCTTCGATGGCAGGAAAAATGTCAGTCCAAAGCCTTCCTTCGTAATTTTTTAGCAAATCAACCATCTCACCATCCGTCAGCCCAACCCATTCTTTTGATGGTGCGAGTAAATTAACCTTTGCAAACCTAACGCCAGCAAGAAAAGCAGCGTAGTTGTCGGACTGCTCTGCCGCAATTTCAACATTATTTGATTCTGGCTCATGTCGATCTTTTGCCGTTTCATCGACACGTTCTTGGTTTGTGTCGCTGGCGTGTACAGGTGCGGTTTTAGAACAAGCCCCAACGCATCCGTTTGTTGCTTGACATTGTGGATATGTACAGCGCACCGCATGCACCACAGGTCTGGTGTAAATGTCTGACGGATGAAGGTGCTGAGTGACCACCTTTCCATCTTCAAACCAAGTCTTTGTGCCGATCACAGGCTCTTGCTTCTCTGCCTGCTCGATGGCTTGGCGTAGTTCGTCAATCTCCTCTTGCATCCGTTCACGAATCATCTGCTCAGTCACTATGCCCTCATGGCCTGGGTGTTCTTCACAACGTTGTTGCCATGTCTTAATCATTGGCGTTCTTTCTCTTTAATCGGGCTTCGATGGCTTCCGCAAAATCCAGCACGTTCTGGTGTGCAGAGCAAATGTGAAACTCCACAGCACTCCCAGCCTCGGCTTTGTTACATTTCCAGATTTCATCTGCGGTCAGCCCAATCCATTTTTTCTTTGATGGTGCGGTGAAAAGTGGCTGCAACTGGTCGAAGTGTTTTTCATCAAAGACACCAAGTTTTGGGTCCCACCACGCCACAGGCTCTTGTTTCGGCTGCGTCAGCGCCTCTTCGAGTTTGTCGTGCAGCGGCCCCCAATACTCCATGTCGGAAGGTGTTGTCTCAAAATGAGGGTCATCAACGAGTCGCTCGACAAGCCCCAGTTCGATTCGCAATCGAGCCCTTTCCCCGATGAGTGCTTGCGCTTTAGGGTGGCGTGAATCCCACTCTTGTTCCGGTTGTGCTAGTGCTTGGCGTAGTGCGGTGATTGATTCAACAGCCTGGTCATATGGGTTCCTCTCGGTTTTACGGTACATGAAAATGTTTCCGTAGCTTTTAAGTCGTTCCAACGCCTCCAATGCTTGCTTCATTGCCTCGATGCTCATTTCTCACCCCTTGCTCGGATTGCATCAGCAAGGTCTGCCGGATGCGTTGATTTGTCGGCGTCATCACACACCTTCGCACACGCCTCACGCTCATCTGCCCTGACCAACTCGGCAAACTTCGCAACATCCAAACCATCGGCAAGGTTCATGCACTCGTGGTACATCTTTATGTGCCGCATCTTTGCCGCCATATATTCTTTAATCCTGGCTTCGTCTTCTAGGTCTCTCATTTCTCACCTCTTGCTCTGATTGCCCGAACCACCCTGTCACGAATAGAACGCTCACACCCAAGTAAAGCAATATCCGCAACGGCGGCACACGCCTCACGCTCCTGCTGCGCTACTAACTCGGCAAAGTGTTCGATGTCCCCATGCAGGTTCAAACCGTTGTCTTCGATTAGTTTAAATACGTTCATTGCTTCCCCTCCTTCAAGTCATCCATTACTTTCTGTTTAACGCACTCCACCATAAATACTGCGGTAGACGTTTTGAGGTTTGCAGTCCACCACTTCGGAGGGCCATCTCCTCGCATCGTTATTACGACCACTGCATCGTCATGCTCAACTTCTTCTAGTGCGGAATGTAGGCAAGCCTGAGCACCCCATCTACCAAGCGTTTCGATCTTTGGTTTCATTTCCCTATCCCCTTTCTTATCGCCGCACCACGGTCATGGACACCAAACTTGTAGTAAATCCTTGCCATGTGCTTGCGTAGCGTCTCTACGGTCACCTGCACGATCTCTGCTACCTCATGCGTCTCTAGGCCTATGTTGTACAGATGTAAGATCAGGGCTTGCCTAGGCATGAGAGGCCACTTCTTCCGGGTCTGATATGTGCCCGGATTCCTCCACAACCTCGGCACCCTGCCCTTCGTTTTTCTGAACGGATCGTGCCACCTTAGTTTTGTTGAACGGATCGTGCCAGTTTCGGTGCTCGTACTTTGGTTCGTAGTAGATATACGCATTGCTTGATCCTTTCTGCCGCGCCAATTCACCCAAGGCAACCTTACGGTCTAGCTGCTTACGGGCCGTACGCTCAGAGATTTTTCTTTTCTTGGCGTACTCCTTGATGGTGATCATGCGCCCTTCCCTCCCTTCGATTTGTTCTTGCAGGGCCAACGCTCAATCAACATCATGCCGATAAGAATGTCAGCAGAGAGGTTCCGGACTTCAGCATTCTTGCGTAGGTAGTCGATTGCCATATCCTGTATCTGACCCAGCGTGACGTTAGACGGTATGCAATGCGCCCCGTTGTTGCCGTAATCTGCCACGCCAGCCAGATAACCCAAGCCATACATGCGCTTGCCGGTGCTCTCACTAAGTAAGTCAGAGTACAAATCATTCCCTGTATGGAACTCCGCACTCGCCATCGCAGGGACCATTAAAAGCGCAGCCACAAGCCGTTTCATGTCCACTCCTTAAGTAATTTTTTGCCTTTGTTGGTAATCAAAATATAGGTGCAGCGTTGATCTTCGACCTCTTCTACATCTTCAATTAAACCCTGGTCCTTGAGCCGTGCTAAGTATTTAAAGACGGTCGCTTGCGATGCGAAGGCCTTGCCCTTTGTTGCGTCGTAAACCACATCACCCGTCATCATGGGACGGTGGAAGAAGTTCAAGCGCTCAAGCAGAACCATCTCTTTTAGGTCTACATCTTTGGTCTTTAGGAATTTGTACGTTTCAAGTGGTGTCATTTTGATTTCTCCTACCAAGCACCGAACCAGACGCCGGTTCCGTGGACGATGGCTACGGGAAAGAATAGTGCTCCTGCAATGAGAAAGAACCACTCACCTTGTTGAATGCATGTGATCACGTGCGTGAGCCATGATCCAAGCATCCAGAATGTAAATGCTGCTCCGAGAAAAAGATTCATTGGTTCACCTCAATAAGTTTGTCTAAGTAGTGTCGTGCCTTCATAAGATCCTCGATGCCGCCCTTGGACTGCCAACGGGAGACGTACTTGATGACGTTGCCTTCCATGTAGCCGATCTTGTTGGCGATGATGTAGTCCCAGGTCTGGATGGTCATCTCTTTGTAGTGGGAGCCGCCTTCTTGTATGTCGTTCGCGGCCAAGGGTTTGCGTGTGACTTTCCTTCTCATTTAATTTCTCCGTGCAGTGTGGTCAGAGTAACGCCGTCGGGAGTGACTCCGATGTCGATCCGGTCTTCTGGAAGTATGTCGTCAAAGAAGACAGTTCTTCCTTTGTTTTGAACGGCCAGTTCATCCTCTCCCAGGTCAGGCCGCTCGCATGATTCTTCGAGTTTTCGTTGGGCTTCGGATAGTAGATCGGACACAGTCCAGAGTGCGTATTCAAGGTCTTCCTCCGTTGATGCTCGTGCTCCTAATGCGTCCATGCAGACGCGGGTGATACCTTTGGCTTTACAGATCAAGGTATCGATGTCCATCTCTTTGGCAGTCATTTGATTACTCTCCTTAAAAAGTTGTAGATGCGATCTTTCCAGCGCAGGCTTTCTGCTTTGGAATCCATCACCTCGCGCAGGTAGTCGTTGCCGTCCCAGGCGCGGCCTGTCTGCTCGAGCAGGATGCGCTGCATCTCTGCGGACTCGCGTAAGGCCTTGTCACGCTCGATGCGGTAGCGCTCAGCAACCTCCTGCCAGTACAGCGCATTAGCGCGCAGCGTGGCTTCTTTAAGAGGCATGGTCATACGAGGTTCCTCTCAAGGTGTGCAAAGGTTTTATCAATGTTTTTCTTCCATGCGTCGGACATGTGCATGATCCCTGAATCGCGTCCCGCGTAGTAAGCACGGAGGACTAAAGCACGAATGTTGTAGCGCTCTATGTCTGATAACTTCCAAATACCTAATGCCTCATCAAGAGCTTTGTCTATGCCTTCGTTTGTGCTGAAATCATTTTTCATGGTGATTCCTTTCTGTGAGTATTTCGTCTTCTAGGTTGATGACTTGCGACTCGTCCATGAACCGCAAGAGGTTTGCTGCTTTCTTGCCTGGGTCTGCAATTGCGTTGACCTTGGTGATGTCTAACTGCTCAGGAAACCCGTCTGATGCTGGTATGACCGTGTAGGTCACGACAACGTCAAGGGTTACCTGTGTTGTGTAGTTGGGCATTGCCTTCCTTTCTGCTGTATGTCTGGAAGTACTGATCCAGGATTTGTCGAACTGTTTCGTTTACTGATGAGCCGTTAGCACTAGCGTGATCCTTGAGCCGTGCCATTTGCTCCCCGTTTACTGCAACGACGTGCCAGGACTTCTTACGGGCACTTGGTGACTTTTCTCTTTCTAGCAAGGCGTTCTCCTTTCTTGTGTATCGCATATTACATGACTACTACCGGTAGTGCAAATGAAAAAAAAACGGGTGGTCTGAAAGAGAGGGAACAGACCACCCGAAGCGTCTCCCCTTAAAAAGACGCCGAAGGAGACCACGCACTGTCTAGGATGCGTGGCGTCTTCATTATGTGGCGCTTTGGCTATTTTGGCTAGAGAGAATCCCCTTGCCTGGGATGTAGTCGTGCACGGTCATGCCGTGTTCGATGCTGCCGACCCAGGTGGGGCGTACCCAGGCGATCTTGCCTGAGGGGTACTTGCGGAAGTGTCCACGGCGCTCGTGGCGCGCAGGGCTTGCATGTGTGCCGCCCTGGTGCTCTTTGCGCGGGGCGCTTGGCTTTAGCTCGACGGTGGACCAGTTGTAGATGGGGGGCTTGTTCTTCGCGCGGCGTTTCTTGTTGATGAAGGAGGACTTCTCTTCTCCTTTGTACGCGGTCAAGGTGCTTTCGGAGACTAGCGCTTTCCTGTTGAGTAAGGACAGGGCAACGAAAGGGCTGGTCATCTCCTGCGTCATGGTGTCATACATGCGAGAAAAGTTTCCTGAAGCTTCAAAGCTTCTGTAAAGATCCGGTCTCAGGTGGAGATATCCCCCCGTGCGCGGGTTGATGTCATTGCAAAGAAGTGCAACCGGAGTGGGGTCTGGTGCATGGTGGAGATACGCACAAACAGCAGGTCCCTCGTAAATGTAACCAGAGTTATAAAAATCAACTTTTATTAGTTTGTTGTAAGTGAAGACAAAGTCTTGTGAATGACTAGGGTGCTCAAAGATGAGGGCTAGATCATTCGAAGGCAAAAGGAGTTCATGTAGCTTGAATCTCTTTTCAAACCAACCTATCTCTTTTGCAAACTCCATTAGCTCCGGTTCGTACTCTGGCGGCAGATCACTGAGATCAAACCAAGTGTACTGGCCTGCATCGAAACCAACCTTTGCCGTGTACTTCATGACTCGTGGATTCATTCTTTTCTCCTGTATAAAAAACAATCACTGGGCCTCACCCCATGACGGCCCACATTCTACGTCAACCTTTGAAGGGACTTCCAGTTGCACTGCATCACGCATAACTTCTGCTGCTTGCATCGCCTCGTCGCGGGAGTAGACTGACAGAGCGATCTCATCGTGAACTTGCAAGAGGAGCTTAAAGCCAGCCTTATGAAGAGCGATCATTCCGGCCTTTGTTTGATCAGCAGCCGAGCCCTGGATCAGGCGATTCAATCCTTTGTAAGTGAACGCTCGCTTTATGGATCTACCATATTCCACAACGGCCTGCTCATACGGCAGGGCCTTGTTCACTCCCCATTGAGTAGGCTCCCAGAGAGGGAAGCGACACTTCCGGCCAAGCAGAGTACGGATTGATCCTCCCGATCCTGGGTGCTCGATCCTTTTTTGGACAGCATTAACGGTTCCGCGAAGGAAGGGAACCTTGGTATGGAAGACCTGCATCAGGGCCTCGGCCTCTTCGACCGGCAGGTCTAGCTCGTTGGCAAGCTTACCTTTGCCCATGCCGTACATGAGCCCCAGGCCGATGGTCTTGGCCTGCTTGCGCTTGATGCCTGCCATGTCGGCAACCATCTGGTGGAAGTCCGTATTAGGATTTTCCCTATAGGCCTCGGCCATCTTCTCAGCCCCGGGCAGATCCAAAAGCGCAGAGTAATGGACCAAGAGCCGTGGTTCTTGGCTCGAGAAGTCGCATGCGGCCCAGATGTCGCCTTCTTCTGGGAGGAAGAGACCACGGACCATGGGGCCGATGATCTCGTGGCGCGCGGGGACTTGCTGTAGGTTTGGGTTCGCCATGGAGAGCCGTCCTGTGACCGTGCCGCCATCGTCCGAGCGTAACTGGTTGACGTGTGGGTGGATCCGGCCATCGGCTGCGGAGAAGTCAAGGTAGGGCTGTAGGAACGTGCCGTGAGTCTTGTTTAACTCGCGGGATTCGACGATGAGCTTGGCGATGGGATGCTCGTGGTGCTCGAGGAACGAGCGGGTGAAGCTTGGCAGGCCTGTGTTGCTGCGCGGGTAGGAGATCTTAAGCTTGTCGAAGGCATCCGCAATGCTGGCTGCGGCCCAGACTTCTACCGTTGCGCCGGTCATCTTTCGTAATTCTTTCTGCAAGCTTTCTTCACGTTCCTGCATTTGCAGAATGAGTTTTTGTGCCTTGTCCCTGTCAAACCTAATGCCCTGCTTGGTCAGGTTGATCAGGATGGGCAGAAGTTCGGTCTCAAGGTCGAAGATTGACTGAACTTCTTCCTTACGGAGTTGTGTTTTAAAAGTTTGCCAGAGTTTTAAAGTAAGGGCTGCGTCCTGCTCGGCGTACTCACCGACGAACATAGCAGGCAGACGCCAGAGTTCTTTCTTGGCGTGGACATTGAAGTCTTGTGCAGCCTCTTTAAGGCCCTGCTCGGACTTCACCTCCTTAAGGTAGTCAAAGCCCAGGGCATTAAGCGAATAGCTGAACCGATTCTCATCGAGAAGCGGCGCGGCGATCATCGTGTCGATGACTCGACCCTTAATTTCAAATCCTGAGGCGAGGAGCCATCCGCAATCGTAAGCTGCATTGTGCATGATCTTGTCAGCGGGAAGCATGAGAACTCGTCGGACGAAACGCTCAACGAGCCCTTGGTCAAGATTCCCTCCACCTTGATGTCTAACAGGGAAGTATCCGCACCATCCATCAACAGCGAAGGCGTAACCAACAATGTAGCCATCGTTTCGCGGCCATCCTGGTCCATATTTCTCCATGTTAGGGTCACATGTTTCGAGGTCAATTGCGATCTCCTTGGCGTCTGATAGGTCTGGGAATTTATCGGGGGGAACCCACTCCGTCTGGCGTGGGAAAAGGGGTAGTGTCATAAACGAAAGCCTCTATCTGCGTATTCTGGGAGGACGATGTGCAAGGTCTTCTTCGACCGCGTGGCGGCAACGTAGGCCAGCCGGTACATATCGTCAGGACGAATGTCGTATTCCTTGGCAAACTTCGATGAGAGATCCAGAAAGAACACGACGTGATCTGCTTCCCCGCCTTTTGCTCCGTGGATCGTGGAGAGTTTCACTTGCGGGGTGCTGGTAAGTTTGATGCCTCTGCGGAGGAGGGCGATGATGTAGTCACGTTTGTCTTCGGCTATGCGGGTCAGGGCCTCGTGCCATATAGCATCAGTCAGTAGGCCGTGGTCTTCCTTGAGATCCTTCATGGTGTAGAGCTTCTCAGGGTCAGCGGTCTTAAGACTCTTATGGCCGCGTTTGATGCCATCTGCGCCGAGGTGCTTGTAGATCTGTTCGACAACGGGAAACGAGATGGAATTGCCCTTGCGTAGCGATTCCCAACCGAGCACGGCGCTAAGGATATTCTGAGAGATGCTGCGGTTGCCATTGCGCTCGAAGAGAACACCTTGGGCCTTGAGCCATGGGTGGAGAGGATCGATCAGGTAATTGGCAGCAGCTAGAAAGAGCCACGAGCCCTCTTCCATGGGAACTGAGGCAACGTTGTTGTGGTAGTGAATCTCGCCTTCTTCTTCCCGTGCTTGCCAGAATTTAGGTTGGCGCCGCTTGATTTGGGAGGAGATTCTGTCTGCCAGTCGATGGACAGACTTAGGTATCCGGTAGGATTTATCTAAGACACGGACTTCGCCAGGAAGTTCCAAGAATGTTTTAACGTCCGCCCCCGCCCAGGAGTAGATGGCTTGGTCATCGTCTCCTGCGATGTAGGTATCTTCAGAGCGGTCGATGAGGTTCTTGACCAGATCCCATTGGATAGGTGAGAGGTCTTGGGCTTCATCCACGATCACGGTCTTGAGTTTCGGGAGGCGCTCTGGCTCAAGGTTAATATTCTCAAGCAGGTCGGTGAAGTCGAGCAGCATGTGCTCTTCTTTGTACTTGCGGTAGGTGCGCTCCACGAACTCAAAGTGCCACCACTCGATAGCGAGGCGTGAATAGTTGTAGTGGGTGCGAAGGTCGAGCTTCTTTATCCGTGCAAGATTGATCTCATTAAGAATCGGGTTGTTGGCCTTCACAAACCCTTCTTCCTCGCCCGTCTCCTCGATGGTCATGTCCAGCCGTGCGAGTTTCCCGAACTCTGCGTAATGCTCCGGGGACATCATGTCGTTCTGCTTCACGCCTAGGCAGCGGTAGGCAAGACTGTGTAGCGTCCTGAACCACGGGAAGTCTGTCTGGCCCTGAAGGTTTGGGAACTTAATGATTGCCCGATCCTTAGCCTCATTGGCTGCCTTGCGCGTAAAGGCGAAGTAGCCGATGTCGATGGGTAGGATCCCAGAGTCGAGTTCTTTCTCGACAGTATTCAGCAGGAAGGTTGTTTTGCCGGTGCCTGGAGGACCGAAGACTTTGTGGATCATCAGAAGGGACTTCCTTTCATCTGCACGGCAGCTTCAAAAGGTGCGTCTTGCTTCTCAAAGCGAGGAATGGCCCAGCAGCGTGTTGTCCGCCCCTTCAAGAACAAGGGCATGGGCTCACCACCGAGATCGCGTAGACGCTGCGCGATCTTGGCTGAGTTCAATCCGACGAAGTTGTTCCTTTTGAGGTGACCTTCCAGGTCCTTGATCCGGAAGTAAGTCTTCGCGGTTTCTTCATCCGTCCACGGTCTTCCCATGAGGATTTCGTCTCGGTCCATTGCCTGCTGGAGGTGGGTCGTAAATTCTTCCAGGAGGTCAATAAAACGGCCAGTGAGGCTTGTGTCTTGCGGGGCTTCAATTATCTGTTCCATCTCAACCATCTCACGCAGGAGACCGTTGAGCATTCCTTCCCAATCTTGTTTACGAAGGGTGGGCGGGAGCATGTTGATCTTTTCAACACAGGCCTTTTGAAACATGTTCTGGTTATAAAGGCTGTCTGTCTCCAACTCCACCCGCCTACCGTCTACATTCAAGAACCACAGAGGCGGTTCTGAATTGTACTTCGACAGGCTAGAAAGCTTTGGCGAGTCCGGGCCATTACCGCCGATCCCGAACTTGCGTGTCCTGCAAAGACCAGAATTGCAGAAGCTATTGAGGGGCTGGTCCTTGCATTTGTAGTTGTACTCTTTCTTGTTCAACTGCTTGACGAGCACCTGCACCTCAGAGATAGGCAACGGAGGCGAGAGGTACTTCATGTTGTGCTCGAAGAAGGGGTTCTCCCAATCATTAGGGTTGACCTTCTTCAGATAAATGCCGATGTTAAAAAGGCCATTGTTCCGTGTGCCTTCAGGAAAGCCCTGTGAACAAAGTGCCTGGAGGCATGGTGGGCCGTCCTTGATTGGCAGATCTGGTTGCGTGGGCGGCTCAACCTCAGGCAGCCCATCCTGTACGTAGGACGTATATAGTCCGTAAAACTCTTCGAGTGTTGCGGCGGTGCCATCGTCTTTAAAGGCATAGCGCATACCCTCATCACCTGCAAAGTAAGGCAGGTTCAGAAAGTTGCCTGTGTCACCGCGCTCGATCAGGATCTCCGCCTGCTTAGGGAAGATCTCCCGGCCAGCCTCGCCTAACAGGGCGGCCATTGTTTTGAGGCAGGCCTGCATGCTGCCAGCAGCGACGGGCTCCTTGGTGAACAAGAAGCAATGCGCGCCGCCAGACTTACTCCTGCAAACCACAAGCGGGAGCTTTAATTTGCGGACCTTCTCCACGAGACCCTTGTGGTCTAACGGATACTGGTCGATGTCAATGCAGCCCCAGATGCAGGTGTTGTCTGCACGAATGGGGATGATGCCCAAGGAGGGTTCTACGCCCTGTAGGTGCTTTTCCCAGAGATCATCTGTTGGTGGTCGACGTACAACAACACCCTTACCTGTCTGCTTGCCATCCCCCCGAGACTTTTCAATCTTGTAAGTCCCGTAGGCAACATCCAATCCGGAGAATATTGCTTTGAACCGTGATATATCGGTCATCTTCTTCTCGGTCGAAAAAGACCGAGGGCCGTGAGCCCCCGGTCTCGCAGGTTAGAACGGTGTCGTGCTCGACTCGGCTGCTTCGTCTTGATGCTTGACTTTCACCTCTCCGGCGTTGACCGAAGTAGCGAAGGCCTTGGCAGCTTGATAGATGCCAGCATCTTCGACGGGACCAATGCGCTCAACCTCCCAACCAACCCACTTACCCTTGTCATTCGACTCAGGCACGGTGGTAAGACGGTACATCTGGCTATACATCGGAGGCGTGAAGAGGCCATTCTTTCCGGCAACCTTGACTGACTGCATCATGGAGTTCCACTTGCGGCTCTTTTTAAGCTGCGTGGACTTCATGCTGATCAGCGCAGGCTCAGGCGTTCCCTCAGAGTTAATGACCATCACGTAATGATTAGCCGTGTTCTCGATGTAATTGCCATTCTCGAGGTAGTCTTTGCTGTCGCCCGGCTCACGACTAGTACGTGACAGCACGTCGCTAGTGGCGGGATACATTGCCACAGGTGCGCCACTGCCAGACCCACGCGGGGCCCACTCAATGTACTGCCGAACATAAGCGACAGGGATTACTTCGATGCCCTTCTTGCCATCGTACAACTCACCAGTGACGGTGTTGTAGATCATCCCAGGCATTGCGCCATCAACTTCACCTATTTCGGGCGAGTTGTTGGTGAGCAGCCGCAGGAACGGCAGCGCAAAGTCATCCTGGTTCATGTTCTCAAAGCCTGAGACAGCTTCCTCCTCAAACATCGAGGTCAGTGCAACAGCGTTTTCCTTCTTTACTGCAACGTCGGTCTTGGTCATGATTCGTGGTCCTTAAACAGATTTGATGGTTACTTTTTGGCCGATGAATGCGCCAAAAAGATCGGCAGGGAAAGCGTTGCCACGCTCGACCTGTTCTTTTACCCATGCCTTGAGAGTCATGGGCTCAATCTTCTCTGCTTGCTCGGCTGGGAAACCTTGCGCGCGGAGGAGATCCAGTAGACGAGAGCAAAGCTCGTCTTCGTTGCGTCCAAAGCGGACGCTCACGGTGTTCTTGATAATGTCATCGAAGCCATGTTCCCTGAGCCACGCATAGGCTTCTGCGCGACGGGCTTCAGGAATCGATGCGGAGTAGAAGGGCTTGAGCGTGACCTTGGAGCCATCGTCCATGTCAAAGCCTTTCATGTTCAGGCCCATCATGGCTTCAGGCATTGCCTCTTCGGTCAGCTTGCGGTACTGATCCTTGCGCTCCTTGACCATAAGCTCGAAGTCTTCGATCTCTTTCTCAAGCTCCTTGGCACGGCGCGCCATAGCGGCAACACCTGCAAGATCGTTGTCCTGGACCTTGAACGCTTCGCTGTCCTTCTCAAATAAATTCGTAAGACTCACTTGATTCTCCTTTCTGGAATATATCGATCTGAATGGGCACGTAGAGCTTTTCTCTGCGGTCCCACTTCAGGACTTTGAACCTACCATTGTTTTTCGCAGCGGCTATAGAACATACAATGCCTATGACTGCTGGATCACCAATGAGAACAAGATAATCCTCATCGGTAAACTTTTCAAGTTTTCTCTTGATCCTTGACACAGTAGGCACGACACTGAACAAGACTTGCGAGTTTGGTGGGAGGATCGTAAGGATCTCGCCAAACTGCAAAGCAGGAGTGACGTTGTGCTGCTGCGTCTCAGAGGTGACGTATACCTTAGGCAATTCATTCTCCTTTCTAAAAGCGAGTTCGCATATTACAATGCGTTCTACGGCAATGCAAGCGCCGCTAGAAAGAGAGAAGAATGGAAGACAAACACCTAAGCAGATATCCGTTTAAGAACAAGCCCTTCCTGCATCAGCAGGCTTATCTTCAGCGCTTTTGGAAAGAGCCTGTCTCAGCACTTTTTGCTGACACGGGTACAGGCAAGAGCTTCATGCTGATCAACAACATTGCGATGCTCTACGACAATGGGCATATCAACGCAGCGCTTATCGTCGCACCCAAGGGCGTGTACCGTAACTGGTTCAAGGTCGAACTGCCTAAGCACCTGCCTGAGCACGTAGTCCATCGCACGGCCATCTGGACGCCATCTCCGAGGAAGGAAGAGAAGAAGGCCCTTGATTCGTTGTTCGAGATCACTGAGGATTTAAAGGTCTTGATCATGAACATCGAGGCTTTCTCTACGCCAAAGGGTGCGGCCTTTGCGACGAGTTTTCTCCGCAGCCACAACGCCTTCTTTGCTGTGGATGAAAGCACGACGATTAAAAACCACTCGGCGCAGAGGACTAAGTCTACGATCAAGGCTGGCCGCATGGCGAAGTACAGACGCATCGCCACAGGATCGCCTGTTACCAAGAGCCCGATGGACCTCTACTCGCAGTGTGAGTTCTTGAGCCCCAACTGCTTAGGCATCCCGAGCTTCTATGCCTTCCAAGCGCGCTACGCGATAACAGTGGAGCGCTCTGTAGCTACGCATAGCTTCAAGCAAGTTGTTGGATATCGGCATCTTGATGAGATCCACGAGAAGCTCTCGCGGTTCAGCTTCCGGGTACGGAAGGATGAGTGCTTTGACCTGCCGGATAAGGTGTTCTTGAAGCGTGAAGTGGAACTCACGGCAGAACAGAAGAAGGCCTATGACCAGATGGTCTTGATGGCGTTGGCTACGTTTGAAAACGGTATGACCACAACCACCAATGCGCTTACGCAGATCATGCGACTGCAGCAGATCGTTTGCGGCCATGTGACGTTGGATGGTGGCGAAATTGTGCCGTTGAAGAACAACAGGCTTAACGAACTCATGGCAGCGATTGAAGAGTCGGACGGCAAGATCATCATCTGGGCGCACTTCAGGCACGACATCGAGGCGATCAAGCTGGCTCTGCAAAAAGAGTACGGCATGAACTCTGTGGCTACCTACTTTGGCGACACCAAGGCCGAGGAGCGGTCCGAGATTGTGGATCGTTTTTCTGACGAAAAAAGCGATCTGAGGTTCTTTGTCGGCCAGCCCAGGACAGGGGGCTACGGGTTAACCCTCACCTCTGCCCACACGATGATCTACTACAGCAATGGCTACGACCTCGAAGTGCGGTTGCAATCGGAGGCCCGGATCGACCGCTACGGCCAGAAGAACAAGATGACATATATCGACCTGTTCACGCCCAATACGGTGGACGAGAAGATCGTCGATGCGCTGTTGGAGAAGATGGACATTGCCAACACAATCTTGAAGGAAAACCCCAGGGAGTGGATCAAATGATTGACCTCATACCCATCCGCAAGAAGTACAACTACGAACGCCTTGAGCGCGTAGACGGTCCAGAGGGGCGGACCTACGGCGAAGAGAAGCTTCCCAGCGTGACCAGGATTCTGGCTGCAACCAAGGACACTGCTGCCCTTGACGCGTGGGCCGAGAGAATTGGGAAAGACAATGCCGAGAGAATCAAGAACGAAGCCGCCACTATCGGGACGCACATGCATGCAGTGATGGACAGGCTTTTTGCTGCTAGGGATCTCCCTAGGCCCACAACTTGGCAGATGACCAAGGGCTATGAGATGGGCTATCGGTTAGTCAACACCTACTTTCAGCATTTGCAGGAGGTGTGGGGCTCTGAGGTCACGCTCTACTATCCTGGCAAGTACGCGGGGACGACTGACCTAGTGGGCGTGTATAGGGGAAAACCCGCAATCGTGGACTTCAAACAGGCCAATAAGCCCAAAAAGCATGAGTGGATCCAGGACTACTTCCATCAACTTGCCGCCTATGCTCTAGCCCACGACGAAATCCACGGTTCTCACATCGAATTTGGGGCTGTTTTAGTCTCCGTACAGGACGGAACTACGCAGGAATTCACTACTACCGGTAGTGAATTCCTGCAATACAAGGCCGAGTGGATGAAGCGGGTGGATGCTTATTGGAGAGGCGATCCGGCGCGCAAGGTTGTATCAAACGGGAACAAGGACTGAAGCATCTGCCTACTGTTTGTTTGCGGCGGTTGTCCCGGCGCTTGCGGTGCTGATGGCGTAGGTAGTGCGGCAGCCCCTAACCGTGGTCCTTGAGGCGTGACACTCGGTGCGCTTTTTAGCCCAGGAACTCCCGTGGTCTGTGGTGCAGAAGGGAGTTGGCGTAGCAACTGAGAAGCAGGCATGCCTGTGGTTGGCGTAGCTGGAACCTCTTCCTCAGGCTCTTCATAGGTAGCACGGTTATAACCAGCAGCAACGAGGTAACCATGAAGATTTCTTGCTAAACCACGTTGTTGCCCAGCAATAGGAGGTGCTTTTTGCAGAAGCATCGCCATCAACTTCGGATCTTGGGTTGCATCCTCAATCATCCGCGTAAGGGAGAGCTTAGGGATCTGGTCAAAAACCTTCCGTGTGAAACGAGAACCCGCAGAGGCAGCAATCAGGGATCCTGGTCCACTAGGTGCAACCAGGGAGGCTCCAGCAGAACCCATCACACGGAGAGCCACATCTGTTAAGGGTGACGTTACACCGATGACCTCTTCCATGCTCTCACGGCTGCCGCTCTTCATCGCTTCCTCGACCCGTTTCATTGGGTTGATTAAACGACGAAGATTCTTCTCTTCTGACAAGCTCATCAAGCCCTGGCTGCGAAGTACTTTGGCAACAGAGGGCTGGTTCTGAGCAAGAGGCTTGAAGAAGATCTGCTCAAGAACCGTGGGGCTCATTACGCCATTACGATTGGTGGCCGCGTTAAACGCGTAGTCATAGACAGAGGATTTCAACCCTGCCACAGCCTCCGGCCCACCTTTTTGGGCAACCTTGACAAGGTTGTTCATGCTCTTGAGCGGGAAGTTACTCCGCAGAGCATCGGCCACGGCCATAGAACCGTTCTCAAACTCAAGCAAACGAGCAAAGGTTTGCTGATTTCGGATTGCCTTACTTGCTGCACTATTGGGATCGCCCAGAAGCTTGAGAGTGTTCTCTGCTACGGTGGCGTTATTAAGGTCTTGGGTGATGCCAAGGCGATCTAAGGTAGGCTTGTTTTGTATCGTCCAACGAGCAAGCGCCTGAGCGTTCAACCGTCCTGTCGTAGGATCAACGTAGTTAGCCGCAATCAAACGTATAGCCCGTGCCTGGGCTTCCGTTGTAGAAGCGACCTGTTCACGTGTGAAGGGAATGAGGTCTTGAAGTGCAGCGGCCTCCGGGCTACGTGGAAACTGAGTAGCCATGTCGCGTTGGGCTTTTTCCATGAACCCAACAGCTTCTTCGATTTCCTGCATCCGCAGGGCAGTGAGGTCAGCATTAGAGGTAAAGGCCCGTGAAACGAGGATCTCTACCGGCAACCTCTCTGCTCCGCTCGGCGAAGTGCGCTGCATGTCTCCAGCAAAGGAACGTGTGAAGGTGTCGTTCAAGGACCGAGAGAACATCCGGGCCTTGTCATAAGCCTTGTTGTCCACACGACTCAGAGACTCCAGGGACTCTTCTGCAAGATTTCCAAAGAGACTAGCTGCCGAGTTGTCCCCCTGCGAAGAGGACTTACGGGCAAGTTCCAAAAGGTTGCTGCGAAGATCGACAAGATCCGACACCTCTACAGGCTTAATGCCCTTGGGCATGAACTCTGTGGGAACAGAACCAGACTCCAAAAACTCTTGAGTTCGACGACCAAGACGATATTGTTGAATGACTTTGTCTGTAACGCCCAAGTTCTGCATTGCTTTTTGAACGGAAGCAGGGACAAGATCATTGACAAAGGCCGGGTTGATCTGTGATACGCGATCAACGTAGGCCATCACAATGTTGTTTGGTCGTACTTGACGAGGAACCACCTCGCCTGCTGCGTTGGTCTTAAAGCTGGCCTTGTAGGCATTGTTCCAAAGCTCTTTTTCAACAACACGTGCTTGCTTTAGGGCCTCGTCCACATTGCCACGAATAATTTGACCAATCTGTTGACGTGCAACAGGCGTGTCTTTGCTGATGCGCGAAATGGCCTGAGCAGCCTCAAGTTCGGCAAGATCAATTCGGCTTTGCAGTTGCTGATCAAAATACTGGGCCTCAAGCTCTCCTGCTTTCCTCAAAGACTGTGGATCGCCAATGTCCTTGAGTCGCTCGATGACAAGTTGATAAGCTTGGAAGGCCTTCTCACCCTGTTCTTTATTCAGGCCACCGTACTTCGCATGTGCGTTGGCAAGCGTCTTTTCAATAGCATTGAGAACAGGAACGCCCGTCTTCTGCCCTGCGGTCGGTTGAATAGCAGTCCTGGTTCGTGGGTCAAGGGGTGTGGGCTGTGACAGCTTACGCACGATCTCATCAACATCTTCTCCCGCCTCTTCCAAAGCATTACGAAGAAGCGTACCGGCACGAGCTTCTCTAGTGTTTCCAGAAAACTGACCAATGATGTTCTTTGCAAAGTCGTAGCCCGTTCCAGCCGCATTAGTTGCCAAAACAAGGGGAGAAGGGAAGATAAGGGCACCAGCAACCTCTGCTCCCATCCTTATGCCGGGGCTACCCGGCGCATAGGCTTCGGCCATACCTCCACCTAGTCCTGCTCCGGTGCTACTCAATGTAGTAGCGATTCCAGTGGCAACAGGACGAGCACGAGCAGATTCGCCCATCGCGGAGAGAAATCTCGCAACGCGGTTGGCAGTCATTTGAGGGATGCCAAAGGCAACGGGGTACATCGACATCGATTCGCCAAAGGTCTTAGCACCTTCACGATAGGGCGCAAGATCCTCTCTGGGTACTCCAGGGAACAGATCACCAAGCTCCTCAGACGCCAGGAATCCAACAGTCAATCCACCCAAGAAACCAGTAGTTCCTCCAACAACAGCACCTGGAGGACCAGCTATTGCTCCACCAAGCGTCGCACCGTACTTGCCTCCAAGAAGGCCGCCGCCCAAAAGAGTTGTTCCACGAACACCACCTTCTGCGGTTCCAATGGCAATCTGTTCTGCCTTTTCACCTAAGGTGGGATCTGAAGCAACAAGCCCTGCTGGCAACGGAGGAACAGTGCTTTTAAAGGGTTCGATAACTGTTTCGGACAGGCTTCCTCCAACCCCTTCTCGGATTGGTTCAAGCCCTTCAGGAAGAGGAGGCGTGTTCATTACTTTTTCCTTTCAGGAACCCTAGCTGGTTGTATGCCATACCAGAGAACCTCAGTTCCAGGGGGGAGCCCTACTATATCTTCTTCGCTATATACACGAAGAGGAACGCCCAAATTTGACCTTAGCTTTTGCCCCAAGACAAGTGTTCGTCGTGCTGCCTGTCTATCTTCACTAGACAAATCTTCATTTTTTGCCATTTGTTTAGCGAGGTTTAGATCTCGACCCAGTTCTTCATCGATAGCAATTAATCGATCTCTATATGCAGCAGGATCATCAATAAATCTTGGGCCAACTGCATAAACAGAGCGAAGCCTTTCCTGCTCTTTGACTCCTGCCTGTTTACTTTTAATGAAGGCTTCAATAAGGTTTTCAACTTCTTGCACGGCCAAACTGCGAGCCTGCGTTACCTCGGGGAAAGTTCCACCAAGCCCTGGAATTTGAGAAATGGCTCCAGTTACTGCTGATCCAGGACCGGTGATGTTTGTGCTCATGCTCCACAAAGTTCTTCCAGTGAGCGCTCCGGGTGTTCCTGGAGCCTCGACTGTGGGCTTTGGTCCGCGCATGCTGGGGGGAAGGTCTCCTCCCCCAGCTGTGGCAACACCTGGAAGAATTCCCGTACCACTAGGCGCAGCCGGTTGGATCCCAGACCCTGCGGCAGCAGGTGCTGCTTCTGTCCGTCCTGTTGCTCTTGGGGCAGTAGGTGCAGCCAATCCTTTTCGTGCATCACGAGCTTGTGTGACAAAAGAAGGAAGCGTAGGCGGAACACTTACCTGATAAGGAAGCTTCGTGTCAGGATCAATACGGCTTTCTAGCCGAGGTTGAGAAAGCTTCGTGATCGCCGACTCAACAAGATTAGTCTGCTCATCATCTGTCTCGCCTGCCGCATAACGGGCCAGGAGGTTTGGCGTATTGACTACCTTCCACTCCCACGCGCCCTTACCAAACAAGGAGTTAGTACCCCCAGACTTCCTAACGATTTCCGTAAAGCTCTTACGCTGGCCCTCAATGAGCTTCGTATTTGCATCACGAATGGCCTCACGCTCTTTCTCAGCAGCCTGAATCCCAGCGAGTTTGAGAGCACGGTCTTCTTTCTGGATCTCACCAGCATACTTGGCAACAGTTCCAGGCAGTGTACGAACGGCTCCAGCTATCCGAGCAAGAGGGCTTCCACGCAAAGGACGACCTTGTTCATCCGTATTAGAGGCGTAACCAAAAGCCCGTTGCCCGAGTTCTAAGAGTAACTGTGCTTGCGTAGACTCTTTGTTGCTGCCAAGAATGTCTGCGTATTCCCTAGCGCGCGCCTCTGCTAAAGAACGCAAGGCAGGAACTTTAGCAGGCTGCCGTGTAAGGAAAGAGACAACTTCATCTCGTGCCTGTTGCTTAAGTTCCACGGGAAGATCAGCAAAGTCTGAGGAAGACTCTCCGTACGGGGTCACGGCTTCCTCATCGGACCCTTCGCTAAAACGCTGAACGATCCCTCCGCGCGCCATTTGCAAAGGAGGCATTCCAGGGGGTGGCCCTGGAGGTGGTCCGGGAGGCATGGCCCCTGGAGGAGGCATCATTTCAGGAGGCATTCCACCAGGAGGCATTCCGGGTGGGGGCATCATTTCAGGCGGCATTCCAGGGGGTGGTCCGGGAGGCATGGCTCCTGGCATGGGAAGCGCGCCGATTCCACCCTGTTGGGCCAACACCGGCTGAAGCATTGCAAGCACAGGCTCAGGTGTCTCGCTTGCGGCTTGGTATCCGACTAAGTCAGCAAGTTCGTCACGACGAGCGTCGATAGAGCGCATGTCACCCCGAAGATTGTTCATCAGGATCTCAGGCGAGTCAGGAGTACGGCCCATGACTTGGCCCATTTCCATCTCGTCATCCATTTCTTCTTCATCATCCTCGAAGAGATCTTTGAACCCTTGCATGATCCCGACGTTTTCGACATCCATCACCGGTTCGTCGGACATCTCCGCGCCAATAAACATGGGCCTGTCTAAGACTTTGCTCTTTGCCATGTGTGCCTCTTAGAAAAGTTTTTTGAGACCTGCTGCAGTAGCAGCAACGCCTAGCCCCGTTCCAACAATTTGCTGGAAAGGACTTGGTTGTGGTGTGCTTGCTGCCGATGTCTGCATCTGGGTTGACGGAGCGCCTCGGTAGATGTCCGACAAGAACGCCGCTTGCTGGTATGGAACGTATATCTGTTGCATCGCAGAGGCCCTCTGTGCATCGAGCTTCTGTTGTTCCAGCGCCTGACGAGCCTGACCGATGTTGTACAAGAAGTTGATGTCCCCCTGTGCAAGACCTTGTGCCGTCTGCCCCAGAGCACCTGCCTGAATACCCAGGCCACCAAGCTGCTGACCCAGGCCACCAAGGCCTGCGGCCATCTGCGCGCCAATACCAAACTGCTGACCAGCAAGAGACCCAATTCCCTGCCCAAGGCCCTGCAGTTGTTGCGCCTGTTGGCCGTAAATTCCAGCAGTCTGGCCTGCCAATGAACCGTAGATTTGAGCCGCTTGTTGTTGCAACTCTGCTTGCCGCGCTGCTGTACCCGCTTCCATAGACCCCGCTTGAGCAAGCTGCTGCGCTGCCTGTTGACCAAGACCCGCTCGTTGACCAGCAACACCAATCTCACCAAGACCCGCTTGACGCAACATCTCGGCAGTCTGCTGTCCCAACTGGGCCTGTGTTAGTCCGTACTGACCAAGCATCTGTTGATTCGCCAAGGCCGCTTGCATGCCTGCTTGCTGGTTGGCCTGTTGTGCCGCGAGACGTGATTGCTCTTCCACGTTGAACTGCTGTTGACCCTGTTGGAAGGCTTGTTGCAGGCCAGAAGCGGCAACATTGGACTTCAACTGAGCCAAGTTCCGTGCTGCTTCAGCCTCTTCTACTGCCGAGCGAGTACCCCCAAAAGCACCTGATGCCACTGCTCGTGCCGACCGCCCCTGCCGTGCAATGTCGTCTTGACGCTGTATCTCACGCATCTGAGCATCAAGGACGTTCTGCATGTAAGGCGACATGTAGGCAGAAGATGCCCCAGGCTGCAAGAAGGAGCTTGTGGTAACCCCAGGATAGGACTCAATCGTAGGAGCCTGACCAAGATTACCTGCTAAACGAGAGTAGTCTGCCGCACCATACAAAGCACCAATGCCGCGCTCAAACCCAGGCTGTGCTGCCGCTTGACGTGCCTGCTCTGCAGCCGTGTAACTCGCCCCAACGCCTCGACCAAATCCAGGCTGATTAGCCGCGCCACCTGCTAGTGTTTGCGCTTCCCCAAGAAGAGGAAGGCCCTTGGTCATTGCCGCAGTAGCCCCGCCTGCTTGCGCTAAAGCTTGTTGGGCATCAGCAAATTGACGACGGACATCAGATCCGCGAAGAATGTCTGCAGCTTCTGCTGTCGTTGAGTAAGCCGACTGTAGTGCTTGGCTCCCAGACTGCATAAACGGGGCAAATGCCCCGATACCTTGTGTCTCAGCAGCAGAAATTGCTCTTTGCTGTGTGGGATCAAACCCGGCTATTCGATACTGTGCCTCAGGTCTTTCAAGCTGCGTTTTTAGTTGGTTACTAAGCGCAAGCCCTTGCGCCTGCTCCATAAGCTGACGCTTAAGAAGCTCAATCTCTGGCGCTTCTCGGACTATCTGTTGTACGGTTTCCGTAGCCATGTTTTATCCCTTTTTCCTTGCTGCACCAACGGGACCACCCTCAAGCATCTTCATCATCTTGTACATCCGTGCAGCACCCTTGCGCCGTGATCCACCGCCCATGTTGCGGACTGCTTTAGCCGTGAACACGAACTCGCCATCAGAGAGCATTGCGGGAATCGAGTCAGAAGTTCCGGTCCCTGGGCCATTGATCGGGCCCGTCTTACGCGGGAACTTCTCTACGCCCATGATCCCTGAACCGCTCTTCGCCATGTAAAGCATTGGGATGCCATACATCCCTTCTCTGTTATAAGGCTGCGGTATGCCACCGGGCTGCAACGTAAAGGCAGGAGCAGAATAGGGCGATGAACCCATCACGGGCATAACGCCATAACGTGGAGGCTCAACAATCGTTTCTGAAAGCTGGAACCCTGGAGCACTGAGCTTACGGTCATCCGCAAACAGATCAGGGCGTAGTTCCTTGAACGACGGCCCACCGATTTTTTCTCCCGTCATCGGATCAAAGTCCAACGGAGTTTCGTCTACGGGAGGCGCTTTCATTGCCCCTGTCGCACCAAGCGCTAAAGTACCCGCACCAATTAAAGGACCGTACTTGCCTAAGAAGGTCGTAGCATTGGGGTTGACAAGAATGTTTTGGAAGCTGTCCAAAGAGGGGTTAGTGAAGAACTCTTTAGTCCTATCAATAATCCCAGGGGATTCTCCTCCTGCGGCTGTGCCGCCTCCACCTCCACCTCCACCTCCACCTCCACCTCCAGTAACTTTTGGTGTTGTTTGTTGGGTCGGTGTGGTTTCTAAATTGGAGTAAGAAGGAACAGAAGATAAACTCATTCCTTCGGGAGAAGCATACCGGTTAGATAAAAGATCAGACGAGTAGCCTTCTGCTCTTAATAAGTTTTGAGCATCTGGGGAACTCATGTAATCAGTAGCTACCGGTTCATACGTAGTGTATTCAGGAGGCGCTGGAACAGTTCCCGTAAAGGTTTGTTGTCCCCTGAGTGGTGCAGCAACGGGAGCTTCTATCGGTGCTGTTGCAGCAGACAACGGTGCTTCTACCGGTGCTGTCGCTCCAGCCAAGGATTGTGGCGGGATAGCAGAAACGCGTATGTCAGACGGAGTAACAGGTATCCCCGAAGGAACCGCCCCTTCAGAAGCTAAAAGCGCTTGAGCATCTCCCGAACTTAGGTAGTCCCCTGCAGCAGGCGGAGGTATTTCGCCAGGAGCCGGAGTAATAGTTTGAGCCGAAGCTGGAGTCATGAAGTCTTTAACTGCTCCAGTTAACCGTTCCCACTGCCCGGAGATCGTCGTGGGCCCTGTGTAACTTCCAGCTTGAAACGCCGCAGAACCACCGGTGATCCCGGACATAGCACCACCAGTGACTGCTCCTGTTACCCCGTTTTTTAAGGCAACCGAGATTTTGTCTCCGGCTGCTGCGCTAGAGGTAAAGCCTCCAACAAAGCCGCTAACTGCCGCTACACCCACCTTTGATGTAAGAGCAGCACTTACAGTTGCGGCTCCCGCAGAAGCAGCAGCACCAGAAAGGGCAGAAGCTGCCATTGGGCCTAAGAAATAACCTGCTGCAACAGCAATTGCGATCCGACCAATAGGGCTCTTGGCTACCTTCTTGACAGCAGAAACTACCCCTTTGACCGCGCTCACAACGGCCTTGCCTACAGACTTCACAACAGAGCCCACGGCCTTAACTACACTCTTGACGGCCCCGCCAATGGCTTTAGCAACTTTCTTAAAAAGCTTAAACTCAGGTAATCCTGTGTAGGGGTTAATCGTCCCTGATCCACCCATGGCCTTCAACATTCCCGCTTCTTCAGGCGTAATGTGGGCTAGCATCGTATCACCTCCACGACCCATCCCCCGTATGGCTTGAGCCATTTCGGTCATCTGAGGAGTGGGCAATGTCGCTAGTCCACCTCTTGCCATACGAAGAGGAGGTTGCGAAGGCATTTCCGGCGTTAAGCCGTCCAAGGCCATCTTGAACATCGTGAAGAAGTCCAAGTCGAAAGACTCAGGCAGAATTTCTTCAGGAATGCCCTCTTCAATTGCCAAGGCACGAATCTCCGGATAGTTCCCCGGATTCTCAAGAACAACTTGGACAAGATCCTCTAACGCACGAATTACTTCCGGCGGAAGATTTGCAGCTTCAAGCTGGGCAAGAAATCCCTCTGTCGTCTGGGGATCCATCTCAGACATCGAACCAAGCATCTCACCACTAAATTGCTTAGGGCTTACATTGGCTCGTAAGTCTTCATAAACCGCCTGCGTTTGCGGATCGTCGTAGGGGCTTTGTGCGGGGGGCTCTGCACCCATAGCAGGTAACCCCATGATTCCTT